TGGGGTAACAAAATACAATTTGTAGGTGTAATCAATTGAATGGTTTTTGTAAATTCATGGGATTTAATCCAACATATTTCTTTATCGGTAATGCTAGAATAATCAATTTGAGGAAGGGTAGCGGATGATAAAATCATGGTAAGTGTATTAATTTTCCAAATGTGTGAAATGGTTTCATGAAGGGGATGTTCTTGATCTTTCATGGAAATGGTAGGTTCATCCCAATACACCAAAATCGTATTGGGATCATGATGACGCATCATATAATTCATGGCATGTTCAAATGATTTTAAATCGGAGATCATGACCCTTGCATTATCGCCAATGCTATTATCTACTTTTTGAATTCCACCGGTCTTTTTATTACGAATGTATTTTTTAGCTGCTGAATAATGAAGCCGAATGTCAGTTTCCGTATCACATCCATACGCAAACCCATGACCAATGTGTAGGGAACAACACATGTTAGCAAACGCCAAACCAACATGTCTTGCAGCACAAATGAAGATAATGTTGAATTTTTCAGCAAGACCAATCGGTGATGTTGTTTTTCCGGAACCGGTAGGTGTCATGTACAACACTAGCTGATTTTCTCCTTTGACTTTAGTAAACAACTCTTTTTGATGGGAATACAGTTCGTGATCTTTATACTGGGCATACGGATTTTTTTCAAACAAGTCTACTGCATTTCTAGAAAGACCTTGTAAATCGTGTTTGTGTTCATCTAAACATTTTTGTATATAAGACATGACATACGGGTTTTTATGTTTTACGTTTAATTTAGACATCCAGTGTAAATGGAAAAACTCTTTCTTTTTACATAAATCAAGCAATAGTTTTTCATACAACGTATCCGGAATTTTACTAGAAGCATGTTCAATCCGAATTTTATCGGCTTGTTTAAGTTTAAGGGAAGATGTAGGAACATCCGGAAGTTTAAAATAAGACGTGCACAAATGAGCATCTAGTGCCGGTGTAGGTGTAAGTTTTAGAAAAGAATACAAGGATAAAAGTGAATTTTCAATGAGGGATGGATCATGAAATCCGCGTTGAATGAATTTCAACATGTTCAATTTATCTTCTGCCAACGGGCGTTCAATGGCTTTCCATTCATCACCAGTAAGTTTTTCCTGAGCAGTGAACATTTCTCTTAATACTATCTTTTTAATTCTGTTTGTATCAATTTTATTATTATATTAATGTATGAAAAATAAAACACGACGGGTATTTAAACCCTCCGATTCCAAAAGTGGAGATGGCATGTTAACTACGGTATGGGGACCAAGTTTATGGCACTTTTTGCACACCATGAGTTTTAATTATCCGGTTGAACCTACCAATGAACAAAAACAATACTACAAACAGTTTATTTTAAATTTGGAAAATGTATTGCCGTGTAAATATTGTCGCATGAATTTAGAAAAAAATTTTAAAAAGTTGCCTCTTACCGATAAACATATGGAAAGCAGAGACACGTTTTCAAGGTATGTGTATAAATTGCACGAAGTTGTGAATACCATGTTGGGTAAAAAATCCGGATTGTCGTACTGCGATGTTCGGGAAAGGTACGAGCATTTTAGGGCGAGATGTACAGTAGATCAGCCACCTAACATTGAAAAAGGATGTACCGTACCGTTAAAAGGTAAAAAGTCAAAAGGTGTAATAAAAATCATCCCTCAGGATGTACCTTGTGAAACCATCCAAATAGATCAACAGTGTTTACGCTCGTATTAAAAATTGAAGTTTAAAAAATAATATGTGGAAATAAAAATGGACGAATTTCAAATGTTAGAAATAAAACAATTTGTATGTAATAGAGTTAAACATGATAAACATTATGATAAACAAATTCAAAAAAATGAAACTCACATTCAATCCTTGTTAACATATGACAATAAATTAGAATGGTTACCTCACATTTTAAATTGTTTACGTGGTCTTTATCGTATTTCAACTTCCGAGGATGATACAAAATATCTAGACGAACGCATTTCTTACTACGAGTTGCTTCTTACCTATACAAGACAATTAGAGATTATCCCTAAAAATAAACTTAGAAGAAGAATGATAAATAGACATGTATTTAAGTAACATTTCGCATGATAACCATATACAATGAATTTATATAAATGAGTGTTGTTATTGCAAAATAGAATTGAATGAAGGTATCATTTTTTGTAAACATGTACATTTCTGGATAATAATTCATTTTGGAACCAGCAATGTACGATGTATTCGTTATTTTTTTAGCACAATAGCTAATTAAACATTCATTCTTACATAATAAATACGACATGATGATAAGTAAAAAATAACTGATATATAACTTATCATAATATACAGTTACATAAGGATACATGATTAACAATGGGCAATGTATCAAATGAATAATTCCTAATACATACAACATCTTAATCTATATAAAAATATCTGTATTATTTAAATTTATAACCTCATAAACTAAAGGATGTAATAAAAGTAATATAAATAGTTTATTATAATACTACCATGCCATTTGTAAATGAATTATTAAAATATACAAATGACGTTTTTGTTGAAACTGGAACTTATAGAGGAGATACATTGGAATTTGTTAGAAAATCTAATACATTCCAATTTTTGCATAGTATAGAATTATCAGAGTCATTTTATAAAACGTGTGCAAATAGGTTTTTAAATGATAAAAACGTTAATATTTATCAAGGAAATAGTCGGTATGATTTAACAAATATAATTCAATCCATGGATAAAGAAATAACTTTTTGGTTAGATAGTCATTGGTCAGGAGGACATGTAGATATTGGTTGTGATCCTGAACTAAAATGTCCAGTATTGCATGAGTTAGAACAAATTAAAAATCATCCTATTAAAACACATACAATTATGGTAAATGATATCAGATTAATGGACGGTTCTCATTTTGAAGTTACGTTGAGTCAACTATGTAAAAAAATAATGGAAATAAATCCAAATTATCAACTTGTATTTTATAATGATGAATGTGCAGAAAAAGATATATTAGTAGCACATATTCCTATATGTATTCATTCATATTTAAATGTTTGTTCTACAAATCCTCAACCACCAGGTCTTGCTGATTTTTTAAGAGGAACCATTAGTTTATTTCAAAAATGTAAAACATATCATTATACGTTGTTATTAAATCATCATCATCCTATTTTTAACTATATACAACCTCATCCTAAATTAACTTCTAAACAACATAATCATGTATATGAATTTATACCATCACACAACATTTCATATGAAGATATTGATAAAAATTTGAATACTATATTTACTAAATATCAATCATTTTCATGTATTTCTAATGCATTTTATACACGCGTTGGTAATAACATATATAATTGGGGTGAAATACCATTAGACTGTAAACAATTTTTAAAAGAAATGTTTATACCCAATGATGAAATGACTACATATATTAAACATATTTTTGATATATTGCAGATAGATTGTATGCGTCCATATAAAGTTATTCATTTACGGTTTGGCGACAATTACATTCATAATGGAATATTTGATCAAAATAAATGTAATATGTTTTGTGAAAAAATAAAAAATATGATTGATAATTCACAATATATGTTAATAACAGATTCAGATGAAATGGGTTGTGCTATTAAAACAAAAATACCTGAATTATTTTATTATAGTAATAAAAAAATACATTTGGGCGATTTAAAATCTTTAGATAAAATGAATGGTATAAAAGACACAATGGCAGATTTTTTTATTTTAAGTAAAGCAGAAACAATCTATAGCAATGGATCGGGATTTAGTACTTTTAATTCATTGTTGTATGACATTAACTATATTTTAATATGAATGCATTGATTAGCATACTTAATTTTCATACAATCTCAAAATGGAAGCAACTACAGGACTTCTTTGAACATCATCTATACCAAAGTTCACATACTGAATCGTTGGGTCATCACAATTCTTAGCACGACGATAAAAATCTGCCAATCCATTTTCTTCCGTCCTATCGCTCTGTAATAAATCTCCCGTAATGACCAAACGAGAACCTTCGCCAACACGTGTCAGCATCATAAGCATCTGATTAGGTGAAGAATTCTGCATCTCATCCGCGATCAAAAACGCTTTGCGAAATGTTCTTCCTCGCATATAGGCCAAGGGAGCAATCTCAATGGTCCCCTCATCCATCATGCGCCGTATTTCGCCATTTGTATAAAACTCGGTCATGATATCCATCATAGGACGAATCCAAGGATCCATTTTTTGTTCCATAGAACCAGGTAAAAACCCCAACTCTTCATCCACCGCCACTAAAGGCCGAGTCAATACGATACGTTCAACTTCTCCGGTGCTCAACGCCTTAACAGCGGCATGGCAAGCAAAAGCTGTCTTTCCACATCCAGCCGGTCCTACACCAGCCAAAATTGTAACCTCCTTATCTTCTAACAACCCACAATATTTTACCTGGTTCTCACCAATAGGTTTTAATCTTACTGGGTTACATGAACGAAATTTTACCGCATCACACATCAATCCTAAGAATAAAACCTTCCACATATACATCAAACCATATATACCTTTATCACCTTTTACCATATATTTTGGTTCCTTCTATGAAAAAAATATAGTATTTAATGAAATTTTTATTTTTCGGTTCCGTCAAAGGTTGTAAATTTAAAATCACTATATGCTTTATCTCGGTTGACACGGTCTGCATCATATAAAGTTTGATAAGTTGGATCAGTTGGAAGAGGTAATGGAGTGCATCCTGCACGTTTATAAATATACGCATTATCATATGTGTCGGACCAATAATGATTAGATTTTTCATACCGTAGTTTCCCAGATAAGGTATCAACACAATTTTCTCCTATTTGATGTACACGTATTGTGTGAGGAATGGGCGATTTCGTACAATGCCCTACGCTCACAATGATCTCTTCTGAAAAGTCTTTCACTTTAGCCTGAAAGGCTTTCCGATTTCGTCGTTCTTCTTCCAATTCCTCTTTTAGTTCTCGTAACTGTGTTGTCCATTCCGCTCTTTCTAACTCCATACGCATTGTTATGTCAGACATCATGTTGGACATCATTTTTGTAAATCGTTTGTCCAATTCCATTCGTTGTGCATCCAACAATTGCTTGACTTGTGCTTTGACTTGTGCAGGTGTCAAACTAGTATCTACTACCGATTCTGATGCCCAATCTAATTCCTGTTTACAAGCATTGACACGAAGTACAGCACACGCAATCTTTTTCATAAAAGGTTTCATATATAAGGCGTCGGGATGTTGTATAATTTCATGAACTGTTTTATCCATCTCTTCTTTGGTATCAAAGAAATCTTCTGCTACCTCCATTACTTTTTTCAATTCTTGTTCAGCAGTTGTCAATGCTTCCTGTTTTTGTTCTAAGGTATATTCTTCCGCACTCTTGTACTCCATACCTTCATGACAAGGGACAGCAATTGGAATTTCCATGGTTATATGTTTATATAAATATAAAAATAATTCAATTTAATATATTTTGATATTAAATTTATTTACTTATAAGATAATGGATTATGTGATTAAAAAAACACATGTATGGGGCGATCATTATAAATCAAGATCTATACATACTAAACGCCGTTTATATGAAAAATGTCAATTATTACAACCTGGTTATCCTATTATAGATCATTATACTATATACGCATACAAACCAAAAAATCAACGAGGTCCTCCAAGAGAAAGTCAAACATTTATAGTTTCATATGCTTATAATTATGATCATTTTATTGAAAACCGTGAAACAGAATTTATCCATAAGGTTGAGTCCATTCAATTAAGATTTCATAAAGAACCCTGCATTTTTAGAGAAAAGGATGCCTATCGCATATTGATCATGGATACGGATGTTAATTTAACAGAAGTATTAAGATTGATTCCTATAAATTAAATTTAAAAACTTTATCTTATGTATGAACATTTCTGAAATTGCAGATATCATAAACCATCCGCTTGTTCAAATGAATAAAGAAAAACTTTCTACCATGAACAAAGTTGATTTTTCAATTCAATCGGATACATTACAACAAATCATAAAATCAAAACTGTGCATTGATCTATCTACCATTCCCATGCGATGGGTTAAGGGAGATACATCTCCTCATAAAGATAAAGGCCCCTCTCCTTTTACCAAAACTCATTTAATTTATGTAACGGACAGCATTGGTAATTTAATTATAGATGGACAATCGTACCCCATTCGTGCAGGTGACGTTCATGTGTTTCATGAAGGCATTGAACATTCTACAGTGAATACAGGGGACACTGAACGTTTGATGATTGGTCCCATGAGTGAAACAGGTGAACATGTTGGTGGAGAACTCTCAATTGGTATA